CAGTAGAAAGTGGAGCCGTTGTAATATGGTATTGCCCCAGTGCCTGGCGTACATTGTTAGTGATGCGATAAACTGCCAGCATATCTGTCAACCACGTGACATCGGATTCCGGCTCGGCCTGCAGACTAACGGTTCCCTTTATTTCAGCACTTCCCGTATAGCTGATTTTGGGTGTGCAAGTTGTTGGAACGCGCAGTTTCTTAAACGGAGCGCCGCCGCGTAAAGCCCAAAACTCATACCGGATCATATAGAACGGCCTCCCTTTCGGTCTCTACGATTTTAATTGTGCACTCAACGGCTGCCCCGCTGGCGCTGTCGCTTATTTCCGCAAATACGCCGGCGGCATAGTGCCCATCACAGTCTTTATAAATGACTTCCTTCCCGCGCATGGCTCGCAACGTCTCAGCATCCTGGATACTGTCGTACAGATACTGTATTGTACTGGTTACGGTGTCATATCCGGCATCATGCCAGGTGGGTAATTCGTGCCCCCAGTACTGCTGTGAATTGCCAGCCCTTGTCGTGCTGCGGCTATAAATGTCCCGCTGGGATTTATATTTCATCAAATGCCAGAAATCACCGCCGGCAAGGCCAATGGCGGCATAGGGAATATTAGGCGCAGCTTTTACTTCAGCCGAATCAATGTAATAACCATCAGCATTGAAGGCGCGCACAATGTAGATGTGCTCACCGGCAGTGTTGCGATCATGGAGAAACCGTGCGTTTTTATTGGCTTTCGCAATCAGTTCTCCGTCGCGCAGTACATAGGTCGCTACGCACTCTGAGCCTACGGTCCAAATAATTTCTACCTCAGCCCATAGGGGGCTTGCAGCGGCTACAATTTCGCCCCACGGCACATTGGCAATGGACAATGTAGCAACAGCCCATGCCGATTGATCTCCAAAGGTATTCACAATGCGCACGCGAACCGTGTGAGATCCGTCAGTCAACACCTGATTAGATTGCCAACTCTTTTCGAATCCATAAACTAGCCCTTGACTTTCCCCGTCAACTTCCACTTCGTACCCGACCTGTTCAGCGCTTTGCCAGCGCAGTTCAGCAAGGGGTTTATTTGTGTGGTAGGTGATGACCGGGGCGGCAGGGGCGCGGCGCACAGCGAAAACAGCAACCCCAGAGTAGTCGCCAAAAACGCCATCTGTATTTTTGGTGCGTACCCGCCAGTAAATCGTGCCGCTTACAAAGGTGCCAGGGTTGGATGTATAGGTTTGGGCATCAGTGTCGGCAGATGCTAGTACGGTATAAGATGCACCAGAATCTTGGGAATAGCTTATTTCCCAACCACATTGCTTTGTGCCGGTTTCGATGGAGTGCTGCCAGGTAAAAGTGATGCCCTCAACACTGTCATCAGCATATATACCGCTTGGGCTGATTGCTGTTGCAGTTGACCGGGCGTCCTTTGTCGTTACGGTTACGACTTCACTGGTGGCAACGGTTCCGGTGCTGGCCGTGGCAGTTACATACCAGTCAATGCTGCTGCCGCTGGAAGGGAATGTATTAGCAGGAACCGTGCAATAAAGCTGGTTACCGGATACGGAAATCGCGTGCCAGTAAGAGCTTCCTGTCGCGCGCCAGCGGAACACAGCGCTCTGCTGTTCAATTTCTCCGGGGGTGTCACCGTCTACAGAAAAACGCCAGGAAAAACGGTTTTCTATGGCTCTGGGGGCATAACCATCTGCAGCAGGAGATAGGTCGGTAATGGTAGGTACTACTTCAATGTTTTTGCAGCTGACCCAACTGGATGTATAGGTGGACCCGTAATTGCTCGTGATGACTACGCGCCACTCGTAAGAGCCAACAGGAATCTGTGAACAGTCAACGTATACAAAAGTGTCCGAAGTGGACACAGAAGCAATCTGCACAGGGGTCACAATGTTGGTGGTGCGATACTGTACCACGGCAGATTGCTGCTGTAGGGCAACGCTGTCGCCGCTAAATGCCCAGCTGAACAGATGACGGAACCCATAATAGGTACTGTCGGTAGGGCGCATATCGGAGATGGTTCCACCGGCATCGTTCAGTGTGAGTGTATACCAGTCACTGGGCAGGCTTGTGCCGGTTCCATTCACAACCAGACGTGCACGCCAACGGAGGGCCGTATGGCTAGTATCCATCCAATCCGAAGTATTCAGCGTGTAACTGGTAGCGCCGGTACTCAGCTGTACGGACTTCCCGTTGGTTCCATCAGACCACTGGATGTCGACATAGGTTTTGCAGCCGTCAATATCGGGATTTCCTTTAGCATCTACAGTCCACTCCAGCACGTACTGACCGCCACGCTCAATTTTGCCGGAGGTGTACTTGGAACCTTTCGGGGCAATCTGAGTATTGTTGCAGCTGATCCAGCTTGAGGTATAAGTCGACCCGTAATTGCTTGTGACAATAACGCGCCACTCATAAGATCCTACAGGAATCTGTGAGCAGTCAATTGTGATGCTTTTGGTTGATCCGTTTACAGTGCCAAGAGCAACAGGAGATGTCGTATTTGCGTTTCTATACTGCACAACAGCAGAGCGCTGCTGCAGCGCAACGTTGTCACCGCTAAATGCCCAGCTGAACAGACGATTGAAACCATAGTATGTGGTGCTGGACGGCTGCAGATCGGTCACAGATCCACCGGCATCAGCTAAAGTCAAGGTGTACCATTCGGAAGCAGCTTCAGAGTTGGATGCATAAGCAACAGCGCGTACACGCCACTGGATGCCGGATCCGTTCATCCAGGAAGATGTGTCTAAGGTATAGCTGGTGGCACCATTATTGAGATGGTAGGTTTGCAGACCACTACCATCACTGTATCGAACGTCCAGATATATGTTGCAGTTTTGGCTTTCAAAAGAGTCCTCTGCATCGGTGGTCCATTCGAGGGTATATTTGCCGCCCTTTTGCAGGCTGCCGGAGGTGTACTTAGAACCTTCAGGAGTAATAACACCCTGGTAGGTATCGAGGTAAAGCGTTGCAGGCTGGGTTGACCATATGTTGCCGTAGACTTTCCAAAGGTAAAAGCCGTACTTTAAAGCATTGAGCGCCTGTTCTCTGGCCCATGTCATGGAGTCGGTGCTAGACGAATAATCTTGCGCTAAGAGAGAAGCAGTAATAAATACTAGGTTGCTGCTTTCTCCGCTATAAGTAAGAAGTGGATTATGTACATCGTACTTTCCATCTGAATCCTTCGCCATGGCCTTTACTTTATAATTATCGTTTGACCCGTTACTCAAACCGATTCTTAGGCGCATGTCGTGAATATAGCGGCCTTCGTAGCCGGATACATCACTAAACACCAGACTACGACTTCCAACAAGTTCACTTGTGAATGTATATTCCGAAAACTCAAAACTTTTCACGCTTTTCTCACCCCCTGTCTGATGCTGACGGCTTCATTCTGGCATATGGCAACAATATCATTGAATTCTCGAATCCTGCTGGCATCGATTGTTATGTGATAGGTATTGCCGCCGCTGAGCGCACGGCTGGTTTCACGGCTGTTATAGATCCGCTCACCACCGCGCAAGTTTATCAGTTCCGGCCCGTTTTC